ATGTCTAAAACTTATGAGTCTGGAATTCCTGTAACAACAACTTCTCTTACAATTAAAAATGATAAAACAATTAATTTCAGTCGCTACTCTCGGGTAACAATTGATTCCGTAGAATACGGTTGTAATATTATTTCAAAGGATGAGTTCATAGTTGTACTCTCTTTAGCGGGAGTTTAATATGTTCAGTAAATTAAAATCAGATGTTTATGGTGTATTTGCATCTTCTGCTTGGACTGCTACTGGTTATAAAGCTTATCCTGATAATTATAGCGGAGCTATTGATAGTTCCTCTGCATTTATCAGAATAACAATATTACCTGGCAAGTCTACTGTTGATGCTCATGGACTTAAGAAAAAATTATCTGGGATGCTAATCCTTTCGATTTTTGTTAAAGCAGGAAACGGTGATGCTCAACTGTTTAGCATTGCTGACTCAATAGATTCATTTTTTCAAGGGAAGACTTTGACAAATGGAACCCAATTTGGCACAAGCACTTTAGTAAAGCTTGGCCTTGATCCCGCAGATAAATCACTTTATCGTGGCGATTATTCAATAAATTTTAAAGCTTATGGAGAATAAATAACATGGCACACATTACTTCAATTGGCGCTGGTATCTTTTCTGCTCTCGCAGTTAATACTACCGCTATCACAAATATTACTTCAGCTGATACACTATCAGAATTAGTAGCTTTGTTTGCTGATGATACAGCATTCAAAGAAATCAAGAACGTTCGTGAGTTCCCACAAATCGGTACTCCTGCTAACATTGTTAACGTTCCTGTTTATGGTTCAGCAACATCACAGCAGATTCAAGGTCAATCTGACGCTCCTAACCTCGAACTCACGATTAACTACGTGCCTTCCGAGTGGGATCCTACAACTGTAGGTGGTCTAGGTGCTAGAGTTGGTGACGGTAAGCAATATGCTTTCCAGTTCTCCCTCTTGAACTCTAAGCCTGCTAGCCTTGAGACCAATGCTACTGGTCTAGGTGCTGGTGCTAACTCTAACTTCTACTTCGTTGGTAAGTTAGAAGCTTTGCTAGTAAGCCCACAGTTAACAGACGCTAACCAAGCAACTTTGACTTTGTCTGTACAAAGCCAGTTCTACGGTCCAGCAACTGTAAACGCATCTTAATGGCTTAGGGGATTAATTTCCCCTTTTTACCAGGGGACGCTAAAGAGAGATCTGAGGCCTCCCCTAGGTAGTATTATATAGTATTTAAGGATAATTATGGTTGATAATAAAGAAGATAAACCACCATTCAGTAAGTCATTTGTTATGAAAACTACATTCCGTCATATGAGACGTAGTGTTGATATTAGTATTCGTAAATCATTTGAAAGATTTCAAGACTTCGATAAAGATAGTCAAGTAGGTAAAGAGATTATGGAAACATTATCTGTACTACATACAGTACGTAAAGTACTTGATGACTTCCAAGAAAATAACAAGCACTTGTTTAGTGATAGTAAGTAAAAAGTAAGGAAAATAAAATGAAACATCTCGTTGGAAAAGTAATGTCTAAGAAAACCAAATTCATGGGTGAGGACGTTACAATTAAGAAACTTTCTGTCTCTCAAGTTATGGAGATTCAAGAGAAGTCAAAAGCCGTTGGAGAAGATGAAAATGCAAGTATCCAACTATTACAGTATGTAATCTCATGTGCCGTTGATGGCGCTGATGAATTATCAACTGAAGATTTTAGTGCATTTCCTGTTGACGAATTATCTCGTCTATCTAATGAAGTTCTCATGTTCTCAGGATTGGGAAACGTGACTCAGGGCAAGTAATATTAGATAAGGAAATGATTGAGATCTATGAATTGGCATTTAAACTACATATGCCAGTTTATAGACTCCTTACAGAAATGCCCTATGAGGAACTACTAGGTTGGTTCGAATATTTTAGGCAACGTCCTCCTGGTTGGCAAGAGGATCAAAGAACCTATATGTTATTACAGGCACAAGGTGTCAAAGAAAAACCTGAAAAGCTATTCTCTTCGATTGCGGCAATTAAAAGTGCCTCTAATGAAAGAGATGATAAACTATCTTCCTCGATAGTAAACTCAGGTTTGTTAGCCAGATTAAAGAGTGCAGCGATTAACAATAAAGTGGATTGGGAGGTGGAAGTTGATAAAACTTAAATTAGAAATAAGTAAACAACTTAATAATAAGCTCTCCAATGCTTTAGAACAAAGTGTAGACTCTATTATTGAAGAAGCAGTTGATACTGCTGTTGAAGAATTAAAGAGAGTTACACCTAAAGATACAGGTTATGCTGCGAGTAGATGGAAAAACTACAAGGAAAATTCTTTTAAAGTATCATTTTCTTTCAAGAATAAATTTCTTGTTAGTCTAACTGAAACAAGGCATGTAGTAAGCAATGATGCAGAATATATTACATACCTAAACGCAGGATGGTCTAAACAAGCACCTCCATTCTTTATTGAACAAACACTAATGAAAAGTGGATTCGAACCCACTATAGTATAATTTTTTGCCCTTTGATGCATCACACAATTCGTGATATATCTGAGGGCATTTTTTTAAGGAGATATTATGTCAGATATCGCATTGAAAGTCACGTCTGACTCGTCGCAAGCACAAAGAGATTTAGAAAGACTTTCAGCATCGGTTGGTAGAATAGAAAAGACAACAACCTCTGCTACAAAGACGTTAGCCAGTTTAGCAGGTACTGTTACAGCTGCCTTTGCTGCATTTGGTGCAGTTAATGCCATTACAAGAGCCTCAGATAGTTTTACAAACCTAGAGAATAGAATTGCTTTAGTTGTTGGCAGAACAAAAGAACTAATAGTTGTTCAGTCAGAGCTATTAGCCCTATCTGTAAAGACAAGGGGTTCATTGCAAGGCACTGTTGAAGTATTTACTAAGTTTGGATCTGCGCTAAAGGGAACTAACACTTCTACTAAACAACTTTTACAGGCTACTGAAAACGTACAGAAAGCTGTTACTATCTCTGGTACCGCTGGAGAGTCTGCAAGAGCCGCCTTAATTCAGTTGGGGCAAGGCCTTTCTTCAGGTCAATTACGTGGTGAAGAATTAAACTCAGTACTAGAACAAACACCTAGAATTGCAAGAGCTATTGCTGATGGTATTGGTTCTTCTATTGGAGAATTAAGAAAGCTTGCTGAAGAAGGTAGACTTACTACTGATGTAGTCTTTAAAGCATTGCTAAGTCAGACAGAGAAACTCAATAGTGAGTTTGCTATGTTAGCTCCAACATTTGAGCAATCGACTGTTAGACTAAAAGACTCAATCAATTTATTATTGTCCGAGATTTCAAAGTCAAGTGGTCTTTCCCAGCTACTTGGCTCAAATATAAATAGAGTATCTATAATCATCACTAACCTCGCTGAAGTTGCAGATGTTTATTTTACGATACTGAGTTCTAGGTTTAGTGAAACAATCAGAGATGCAAAACTAGTAGCATCTGCCTTTGCAAACTTAATTGTTGCCGTTGGTAAAAATATTAGCGCTATTGTACCTGTTATCCGTACATTTACAGCACCATTAACAGTACTGGCAAATTCCTTTTTCTTTGATAGACTAAGAATTTCTTTCTTGGCCTTTTACGAGTCCGTATTCGGAGCAAGGAAAGAAGTATTAGGTTTAGTAGAAGCACTAGGTCTATTTACTTTATTTGGAGACACCAGAACCTCTAGAACTATTGGTGATATTTTTGATTCAAAATCAGTAATAGAACTAACTAGGAATATTAATAAACTTGCAGAGGGTTTAGACCCTAATAATGTATTTGGATTCTTGGCATTCTCTGTTGGTTTCAGAGATAACTTTGTAACACCATTATACAGAGGTGTAGCATCACTAAAATCATTTGGTGCCGCAATAGGTATTGCTAGCAACCCACTTATCGAATTCTCTAATATTCGTTTTGATCGATTTATTGAATTAGGTAGACAGTCACTACAAATTCTAAGTTACACTGTTCAAAGATTCTTTGTACCTGCTGTCTTACTTGCGCTTACTTACATCGCAGAGTTTGCTACTAACCTAGTTTACTTAACTCGAAGCTTACTTGGAATAAATCCCAGTTTACTAGAAACATTTAGTATCATTCAAGTTAGAGGTGTAACTGGACTAAAACTATTGGTCTCTAATTTATTAGGTTTAGATGTAGCCGCTGGAGCATTGTATGGATTCTCTACTGCATTTGCAGAGTTAAGATTCGTAATCATCGAAACAGCTCTTGCCGTTGTAGCTTATATGCTATACATGAGTGAGAGGATTGAGGATAGTATATTTACCCGACTAAGCAAAGTTGACGATTTTATTCGTAAATTTGCTGAAAATATTAAAGCCTATTTCTTTGATATTTATGACAAAGTAGTAGGTCGTTCATATTGGCCAGATCTAGTTGATGGCGTATTATTATGGGCAGACAAGCTTTATGTAGAAGGTACTGCTAAAATAGAATTGTTTGCAAAGAGAGTTAAAGCTTCCTTTAACAATATCGCAAACTCCACAAGAGAATTATTTAGTAAAGTTACCGCAAAAGGTATAGACACTAAAGAAGTGATTGCTAAGAGCAGTATTGGTAGTAGTATCAAAGAAAGAGTCAAGGATACTGTTGCAAATATCAAACTTAAAATAGAAAAGATTGATGTTAAAGATATTGTAGCAAGTCTACCTCTAAGAGAGTTAGGTTTAGTGTTCAAGAACATTGCTGACGTAGCCGTATTAGCCGCAGTACTTGCATTGGTTGCACCAGCCACATTCGCTACATTCTTCTCTGCCGCAGGAACGCTTGTTAAATTAGCTTTAGTGCCTCGCATTGCAGAGGCTTTATACGAAGCTTTTGACGCTAATGTATTTAAAGAGGTTGGAGAAACCGCAGGTTCTATTATTGGATTCTATTTAAGAGAAGCACTATTATCTATACCTAAACTACTGGGTGAACTAGTTACCTTTGCAGATGCCTTTGGTAAGGCATTCTTAGATCAATTTGGAATAATCGGTCAAGCAATTTCAAGCTTCTTCTCATTACTAAGTGTAGGAGATTCTGGTATTTTAGGTACTATCTTGGTAGGTGGTGGTATTGCCACTATCTTGAGCAAGGTAGCAGTAGTCAAAGAATTTGTTACTGGATTCTTAACATTTATTACAGGTTTGTCTGGTGGATCAAAAGATAAAGGTGGTTTGGTAGGCCAGGCTTTATTAGGTGCTAACTTTAAATATTTGGTCGCAGGTATTGCATTAATCTTCTCTGGATTTTCAGAACAAGTTAATTTAGCCGTTGCATTAGCTGGTGGTATTCCACTAATTACACTCGCCATTCTTGGTGAGGATGTTGCAGGTAAACTTGTTAAGGATGCGATTACTTCTGTATTCCGATTTTTCATTACTCAATCTCTAGCCGCAGCCGCTACACTGTCTAAAACAAAATTGTTTACTAACTTGTTTGGTGAAGTTAAGGCTGGTGAGATAGCTGGAAAAATTAATAAAGTAAAAGACCTTGTTGGAAAAGTTCTTGGTAATATTAACAGTGGTGAGAACAGAGAAAATTACACTAAGGGTAAAATTAGTATTACTGATTTCTTATTCGGAAAAGAAGATGGAGATGCAGTAAGAAAAAGTGTAGCCGAAAAGGTTAGTGGAGTAGCTGATAAAGTTAAAGACAATATCACTAAAGCTACAGATAAATTTAAGGACTTAGGTAAAAATAAGAGTTTCTTAGATACCTCTATGTTAGGAAAAGAAGGCGTAGATCCTGCTGAAAGAGCAAAGGTCTATACTGAAAATATCAAGAAAGTACTTGATAAGATGAACGTAGATGTGGAAGGGATGGCTGGCTCTGAGGGCTTATTAGGTAAGCTATTTAAGGGTAAAAAGGGACTTGTCGTAGGCGCATTGTTATCCGCCTTTGCCTTGTTTACAAGTGCTGCAAATGCGGCTCAGGCCGAGACTGCTTCTGCCAGTTCTAGTATTGTAAACTCTGTACTTTCTTTTGTTGGTGAATATGGCATATACGCCTTATTACTACCTCCAGCAGGTTGGGCTTTCTTTGGTGGAGCATTAAAGAATGTCGTATCCGCATTTGGAATTTTAGGTGGTGCAGGTTTAACCGCTCTTAAGGCGGTAGGTACTGGTCTTAATGGCCTTGGTATTGGTATGGGGTTACTTGCTAGTACACTACAGTTACTAACAGGTGGATGGGTTAATTTCTTCGTTAAGTTTGCCGCAGGATTAAAAGTACTAATAAATGGTATACTTTTCCTAGGCGGAATACTAGGCGCAGTATTTGGCGGAATTCTTGCAGCAGTTGCCTTTGTAATCAAAGGTATTATACTAGTAGCTACATCTGTTGCTGGTATTGTTGCAATTGTAGCTTCATTAAGTATTGGTGCTATTGCAGTATGGTTGTTTGGTGAGGGTAATAGCTTTACGACTAAGCTTGATGATGTAATTGAAAAGATCTCAAAGCTATTCCGTTTAAAGCCTTCTGGTCAGAAACAACTAGAAGCGTTACTACCAAGATCGGAACTAGGTGGGCAAGCATTAGATTTCTCAGGTAAGATTAGTGGTATTAACTACAGCAAACTTACAGAGGGGCAATCGAAGTCTTTACAAAGTTTAGGTACAAGATTATCCGAAGTAATTAAACGTGCTAAAGAAGAGGAAGAAGAGCTTGGTTCAGTAACAACAGAAACAACGGCTGACCTACAAAAGTTAAGAGATCTCTTTGATAAGAAGGCAGAGAAGTATGCCTTTAATAGTAGCATAGACGATCTTGGTGCCGCTATGAAGGGTGCTCAAACTCAAGCTGAGTCTTTATATGTCTTCTTAAATAAAGACTTAGAACGTAAAGTTCCATTTTTCTCTGGATTCTCGGTAGAAAACTTTGTATTGCCATTCGAACAATTCTTAGATAAGTACACATTATTTAATGATGCTCGTTCTAGAACATTGAACTCTGAAGTAGGGTCTAATGTAGAAATATTTAAAGAAATCGATAAATATTTAAAGCCAGAAGAAATTCAAATGTCAGTAACGGCATTTAATCGTCTAAATAGTGCCATTGATGACTTAAACGGTTTCAGTGGAATATTTACTAGATTATTTGGCGGATTTCCAAGAGCAGAATTAGAGCTAGAACTTGCTAGAAAACAAGTTAATAAGTTAACCTCTGAATTTAAGAAGTTAGCCGAAGAACGTGCTGCTGTTGATAAGTATCAAACTTCTTTAACTGAGGCTCAGAAAGCTCTTTCTAATTTAGAAAAATTCCAACCAGGCGCTGGGATTAAAGTCGAATTGAAAGATCTATTTGGTTTTAATGACCCTGCTCAGGTTGTTGAATTAGTTAAAGAGTTAGAAGATTTATTCAAGCAGTTAAAAGAAAAAGCCAAAGGCAGTGAAGAAGCATTAGCTATTCAGGTTCAAATTGATGCTAAACTTGAAAATGTTAAGTTTACAGTAGAAGAATCTAAAATTGCTGGCTCATTAAAACTAAGACTAGAAGATCTATTTAAACGTGCTGGTACAAATATTAATGTTGAGCAACTATTCAAATTTGCTAGCTTATCTTCTATCAAAGGTTTTGGGGATAGACTATTTGCGTTAAAGAACAAAATGGATGAGGCTAGACGCAATATTTCCCTTGCTGGTAATGATGTTAATAAGTTAGCCGAAGCATTTAAGGCTTCTCGAGATGCTACTAGAGATTTTAATGCTGAGATTGCAAAGTTAGCTGGTAATGAAGGCTTATCTGGAGCTTTATCTTCATTGGGTGTAAATCTTAGTAGGGAATTAATTGATAGCTTTGGTTCAAGAGGAGTTAAGAGATTAGAGGGCTTTAAGAAAAGGCTAGAAGAACTAGATGCAATTAGTATCGACCCAGAGGCCTCTGCTAGTGCAAAACAAAATGCTGCACGTCAAGCTATTCAACTTAAGAAGGTAATTCAAGACGAATTCCAGAATAGAGATTTCTTTGAAAACTTTGCTTTCCAAATAGGTAAGACAAACCTTTCAGTTGATCTGATGAAGTCCTTGATGCTTTCTCCAACTGAATCTAAACGAGTAATAGAGTTATTAGCTCAAAGCTTTAAAGATAAAAGCTTACTCAAGAATTTAGCAAGAGATGCAAGTGGACTACCTGCAAATCCAAATCAAGCTAAAGAAATCTCAGATAGGATTGTTGGAACAGACGCTGAATACGCTAAAATTATGCGTGATAAAGGCAAAAATGTTCTTGAGTTATTTGCAGAAAGTCTCTCAAAAGGCGATTCTAAAATTGATATTGGTGCTTTATTTAAGTCTGGCTTTGATGTTAAAGATATACTTAGTGCACAAGAATTAAGCAAACAAATCAAAGAGATAGATGATAAGAAAAATGAGTACTTATTAACCAGAACTAATGATCCTGCAGGTTTGAAAACCCTTGATGTCGAGGTAATAACTGCTTTTGATAAACAGATTGAGGCATTAAGCAAAAAGAGAAACGCTGTTTTAGATCGTAATTTGATTACTAAGATAGAATCTTTAGCTAGCCGTACAGGTGTTACTGTTGGTCAAGAATTCTTCCAAGGTTTTAAAGAGGGTGATCTAAATCAATTTGAAGATATCAGAATTAAACTTAATGAATTAGACGAAGCTCGTAAGAAATTAGTTATTACAGAGGGAGATACCTTTAAGATCTTAGATGAAAAAGCTTTAAGAGAAAACTTTAAAGCAGTCGAGGCATTAAGAAATCGTGCTGATATTCTTGTCAATGGCGAGCTACCCAATATTATAAAGAAGTCTAAATATGATTTCAAAATTATTGATATTGCTAGATTTGGAAAAGATTCACGTACAGTAAAACAATTACTTATTGATTTAGGTACAGAAGAGAAAAGGTTAGCTGATCTTGAAAAAGGCGTTGATCCACTTTCAGAAGAAAGCCTAAAACGAATAAATGAAGCAAGAGCTAGTATTAAAGCAATTACTAATAGTCTAGACAAATTTAAGGCTAGACCTGAAACCTTTGGTGATTTAGCTTCTCAAATAAGTGCCAATACCGGACTACCCACTGATTTGTTGAGAAAATTAGATCCAAAAGAATTTGGATTGGCTCAAGCAGCAAGTGCAAAAATAGCAGAACTTAACAAGGATATAAATGATCTAAAGTTAGAAGGTAATAGCCTTGATTTAGATAAGCTAGCATTACTAGAAAAACAATTAACATTAGTTCAAAAAATTGGTCAAGGTATTAGCACACAAGATGATCGTAGAAAACAAATTAGTTCTTCATTACTTGGAGCCAGTAAGGACCTTATTAAGAATACTATTACTGGTGAAAAGGATATAGGAAAAACTTTTTTAAATTCCATTACTAGTACTGTTACAGATGCTTTTGCAGGTCAATTAAATGACTTCCTATTTAAGGATATCACTAACGGTTTAGGTAAGATGCTAGGTACAAGTATGTTTGGAGAATTAGGTTCATCTGAGGCTAAACCAATGTATGTAAAAATTACTCAAGGACTTGAAGGTCTAATAGGTGATAAAAATGGCTTACTAGGTGGATTTGCAGATAAACTAAAAGGCTTTGGAAGTGGTATTGGAGATTTCTTTAGTAAAGGATTCTCTGGTTTTAGCTCTCTCTTTAGTTTCCTGCCTGGATTTGCTGCTGGTGGTGTTATTCCTGGCAACATGGGCAGTGCTACTCCAGTGCTTGCTCACGCAGGTGAGGTTATCCTAAATGAGGCTCAACAAGCTAGAGTTGCTTCTGCAATGTCTAATCAAAATCAACAAGTAGTCAATGTAAATATTACAGGCGATATTAGTCGTCAAACAAAATCGGAAATTTATAGAATGCTCCCATCTATTGCTGAGGGGGTTAACTCCCACAATAGAGAGAAAGGATTAAGGTAAAATTATGTATGGTATCTATGACAATGGAGAGGTGATTGCAAGATTCACAGCACCGCTAACAATCAAAAGCAATCAGCCAGTCTTCGTTTCAGATACCCTATCACTAAAACGATTTATTAGCCGTAGGAGTGCTCAACGTTGGGAAATCGACGCTGGCCTTGAGCCTCTTACGACTGATGCTCAAGACCTAATGGTTAATTTAGTGACTAAGGGTTATTCTGAAACAGTGACAGTAATTGTACCCCAAAACTATGGAGTTGTTAAAGCTAGAACAGCTGTTGGAATCCCTACAGTTTCAGGGGTGGCTGGTCAAAGTCAAGTTGTTATTTCAACTGGACTCTTTAATTTATTACCTAAGGGTACATTTGTAAAGTTTTCAAATCATTCTAAAGTTTATATGACTACTGCTAATTTAACAGGTAATGGAGTATTAACGATATTTCCGCCTCTTGTTTCAAATGTAGCAGGAAGTATGACTTATGGAGATAATGTTCAGATGGAATGTTTATATGACACGGATGTAGTCACAGGAATGGTTTATAGTGATGGTATCTTAATGGATACAGGACAGATAAGGTTATTAGAAAAATTATGATAAAATTCAGTCAAACAGTCCAAGATATATTGGCACAACCAGTAATAGAGGCTTTTTATTTAGTAGAGGTAGTATTATCTCCTACTAATTCTTATAAGACCTCTACTTACTTTAGAGAGCTAACAATTTATAATGGTGTAACACCAGTTGCAACTTATTTAGGTGATGGTAAAATTGTTAGAATTGATACACCTAAACTATCGTCTACTGTAGATAGAGAATTGTTTAAGATTAGTTTTGCAGATCCAAATTTTACATTTGGCGCAACTATTGACTCTGGGTTAATAGGAAAAATTGTAGATGTAAAACTAGGCTTTGTAAATCAAACTACTAAGCAAGTAGAGACAGATATTTCAAACGTTATTACAGTCTATCGTGGTGCAATTGACTCCACAGACTATAGTATAAATACTGCAGAAACAGGTGAAGTTCTTTTAAATATTGGTTGTTCAAGCCCAATGAATGATTTAGATATGACTAAACCTTTTTATACAACAAAGGATGCATCTGCATCTAGAGATTCCTCGGATACTGCCTTCGATCAAATTTATGAAGGCTCGGGAGTTTTACAACTTAAGTGGGGGAAAGTATAATGGCAGAGGTACTCGCATATCTAGCCACAGTAACATGGCAAACATGGGTTACGGTAGCCTCCATTACTTATCAAGTTACTCAGGCAAGAAAAATGAAAAAGGCGGCTCAGGCAGCTGCAGACGCTAGAAAAGGTTATGAGGTTGTAGTAGAGGGAGAAGGTGTCACTTTACCTATTGTGTATGGTAGAGCAAAAATTGGTGGCGTAAGGTCTTACCATAACACTGGAAATAGTTACGTTTATGCCAGTCCCAATAGTGATAGAGTAATTACTAACCCTGAATTTAATAACAATATTAGTGGAAAAAATAATGAATTCTTGTTTTTCCAACAAGCATTATGCCAAGGTCCAATTAATAATGTTTATGATGTAGTATATGATGAATCTCGTTACTCAGATGATCCAGATTTAAACTCATCAACTACCACTACATATGATAGCGGGGATGCTGAAAATCCAAATATTTATACAGAGACTAAATTAAATTCAGGAACTCGTATTGACTTGCATTATGGTGATTCTGCTATTGCAGACAGTGTAATGGCAGCAAATAATCCTGAAAGAGTTAATTCTGTATTTACACAAATAAAGAACAGTGTAGGTGTAGCATACGCCTCTGTTGTAGTAAAACTAGATAGGGACAATCCTGCATTTAGCGGTGTACCTATGCTACAATTCTTTATTGAAGGCAAGAAAATAAAAGATATTGTTAGATCAGGTACAGTAGGTAGTTATACTTATGCTCTAGCACCCACAATAAGTTATTCTAACAATTCTGCATTGTGTTTGCTAGACTACTTACTAGATAAAACTTCTGGTAAAGGAATGGATATTTCTTTAGTAGACCTAGAGTCTTTCTACAATGCAAAAGTAATATGTGATCAAATTGTATTACAAGATGCTCTTGTCGGAGGTAAAGTTTATTTCCCCACAAATGGTAGTGCAGGAGCAGAGGGTGTAACTCCTTTATCTGCCTCTAGAGACGTCAGATTGTATGAATGCAATGCAATTATTGACACTCAAAAGCCGTTAAGAGAGAATGTAGAGAGTATTCTTTCTACAATGGGTGATGCTAGATTAGTGTGGTCAGCAGGAAAATATAAACTTAATTTACAGTATCCTGCAAACAATGAAGCAGTAATTATTGCTGCAAGTTTGACAGATTCTGATTTAGTACTAGACAACACAGTTAATATTAATTGGCCAAGCTCTAGTGAGAGACTAAATCAATGTACTGTAAGGTTTCACAATGAATCTGAAAATTTTAAAGAAGATACAGTATCTTGGCCTCCAAAAGTTTCAGGTACATCTTTAAGAGGTATTGGTGGATTTAAATATCCAGTAGCAGAAGACAAAGGTTGGCCCGATAATGCAGGTGGTAGCCTTCTCAAAAAGTACGCAGTATGGTCTGGTTCAGGTTCTTCCTTTGATCAAACATGGAAGTTCTTTGTAAAAGAAACTGGAACTTTTAGTATTGAATTTACAGCAGATAATAATTGTACAATTACAGTAACTACTGCTAACGGTACTCCAGTTTACTCTGATAGTCATGGAAACTTTAATACTACTAAAACAGGTAGTTTTGCTTTAACTGCAAACACTGAGTATCGTATTCGAGTACAGGGTACTGATGATAACGTCGGCTCTAAAGGTGTTGCTGTTAAAATTAGTAAGGGCGCATTTATCTTTTGGACTACTAGATCTGAAAACTATACTAGCTTCTTGACTATTGTTAACGATGCAGCTATCTATAATGCGATGAAAGCTGAGGACAATGGATTAGAATTAGAAACAGATATTTTTGCTGATGGTGTTACAGATTACTACCATGCATTGGCTAAGGCTGAAGAGTTGGTTCGTGTTAGTCGTAGTGCCTTCGGTATACAATTTAAATATGTAATTAAAGATAAATTCTTAGAGCCAGGTGACTTTATAAAGTTAAACAGTACTACTTTAAATCTAGGAGTAGGTACTGATCTTTATTTACGAGTAAATGAAGTAAAAATTACTGAAGAAGGGGTTTGTGAAGTTAATGCTACTAGGTTTGATTCTACGCAGTTAGCATGGAATGTCAATGATAACGAGTATATTAAAACACCTAATATTTACAACTTTGTATTTGGCACTCCTACTAACTTATCCTATACTCAACAAGACACTGAAATCTTAAATTCTTCAGGTCGATTATCCTGGACTGGAGTAGATACAAGTTCATTAGATACCTATATTACTTATTATTATATCCCAGGAAATACAGATGTAAATAATCAAATTATATGGACTGAACTAGGCAGAACTACAGACACTAGCTTTAATCTTCCAGCATTAAGGATAAGTAAAACAATCTTTGGTGTAAGAGCTTTATCTAAGGCGGGTAGATTGTCTAACATGGCAACAACTGCGCTGACAACTTTAATACCTGCAGAAGATGCCTTACCTTATGCAATAGTTCTATCAAATGATTCGTTAACCTTTACTTGTAATAAAGATGGGGTTCCCTTAGCTGGCCAACTACCTAAAACCGTAGAGATGTATCTCTATAGGGGTTTAAATGTAGTACCTCCAGCAGAAATTTCATACTCAATTAATCCAGTAGGTTGTAACGCTACTATTTCTCAAGGTGTAGTTACTATAACTGCAATTAATGATCAATATGCAACTATCTATTTAACCTTAGGTATTGATAATATTATTCTTTCAAAGGAAATTTCTTTAGCAAAGGCAATAACTGGTGCAACTGGAATTGGAGTTAAAGGAGATCCAGGAGACCCTGGAGCTAAATATGCAACAGCTACATTATATCAGTGGTCTCCAACTCAACCCGGAAACCCAAATAATATTTCTGCGTATAATTGGACTACAGGAACAAATTCCGCTTATGCGGGAGGTAATAATTGGCTAACTTATATTTCTACAAATCCAGGAACTTCAGGCATTCAACTATGGACTGCTACAAAGTCAATCACAGCTGCTGGAGGCACAATTGATACAGTTATAGACTGGTCAAGTGGAGTTACTATAGCATCAATCACATCAAATGGTGCAACAGGACTTCCTGGATTACAGGTAGCTAGACCTACTGTTTATCGCTGGGCATCCTCTTTACCCGTAGGACCATTAGGCTCATCTACTTATACTTGGGCAACATCCTCATTTAATAATGTACCTACGGATTGGTATTCAACAATTCAGAATCCCCCTAGTCCAGGATTTACTCTATGGGCTGCAAGTGTAAATATATCTGACAGTGCAACTACTACAAGTACTCAAATTAATTGGACTAATGCCAGTATAGTTGCTATAAGTTATGCTGGTACAAATGGCACTAATGGTTCTCCTGGTTCTCCTGGACAACAAGGTGCCTCTGCTAGAATTTGTTATAGTAAAACAACTTTAACTTCCTTAGCTTCTACACCTTCTACTATTACTACATCTGGTATTAATTCATATCCTGCAAATGGATCATGGGGTGCAGATACAGTTTGGCAAGCTACTCCTCCACCTATTAATGCGGGTGAATCTGTTTATCAATCTGATGGTGTTTATGATCCAGTAACAAATAACACTATTTGGAATGTACCTTATTTGTCCGCTCTAAAAGTTGGTAGCTTATCTACTATTACAACTAACACAGGTAGCCTAACTGTATCTGGTACAATCAAGTCAAGTACTGCTGAAATCAGTGGGACAACAATGACTGGTGCTGGTGCAGTTGTATACTCGAATGGCCAGTTTGCTGTTGGTAATAATACTAACAATATTACTTATAACGGTAGTGTAATAACACTTAACGGGCAAGTGGTAGTACCTAGTAACATTGATACTCGGGGGCTTACAATCAAAGATGCTTCAGGTAATGTAATCTTTGGTTCAGGAACCAATCTTGATTATTCAAGAATTACGGCTTCATCCGGATGGTTAAATAATAATATTGCATTAACAGTTAATAGCAATGGTACAATTAGCGCTTCTGGTGGACCTTCTGTTTCAGGTGGGGTTACAGCAACTGGTATTAGTGCAGTACAAACTAGTCTAGGTAATGCTCCCGCTGGTATTTTAAATAGTAATATTAGTTTAAGTAGTAACGGTACACTCAATAATGCTGGAGGTGGTACAGTAACAATTAGTGGTCTTGGTTATTCAGGTGCATTAGATGCAACTAAAAATGTATTTACACAAGGTGCAATTGCAAGTAGACCTACTGGTGCAGATGGTGATATCTTTTATGCAACAGATATTTTTCAGTTATATCAGAAAATTTCTGGTAGCTGGGTCTTAGCAGCTAATAATACATCTGTAGATGCTTCAGGTATAATCCGTGGTACTTCCACTGGTGCGGGTACAGCTGTTGCAAATAGTCAAATTACTATTTCAGGTGGTGCTATTAACGGTATTGGTACAGGGTCTGGAACTACAGTGGCTAATTCAGCTATTACTATTTCTTCAGGCTCAATTAATGGTATTGGTACTGGTAGTGGTACAGTAGTTGCTAATAGTGAAATTAATATTGTCAATGGGGCACTCTCAGGAATTGGCACAGGTACTGGGACAGTAGTTGCTAATAGTGCAATTGCGGTGTCTGGAGGTAATATTACAGGTATTGGAACTGGCAATAACACTACAGTTGCTAACTCTTCAATTACTGTTTCAGGAAGTACTATTAATGGTATTGGAACTGGAAACGGTACAGCTGTAGCTAACAATGCTATTTCAATTGGTTCAGATGGTACTTTATATGGTGCTGGTGGTGGTACAGTTACCGCCAGTGGTTTAGGTGCTGTTAGAACAGACCTGGCAAATGCCCCTGCTGGTATTTTGAATAGCAATGTAACATTAGGTACTCTTGGTGCTGGTGGTTTTGCTTATTTGAATACTATTACAAGTGGTAATGTTTCTACATATATTTCAGGCGCAGCTATTGGTACGGCTCAGGTTGGTATATTAACTGCTGGAAATATTGGAGCGGGAACTATTGATGCAAGTAAAATTGCTGCAAATACGATTACGGCTGATAAGATTAATAGTGGTACAGTATTTACAAATTCTCTCCAAGTAGGAAGTGCTCCTGCTGTATCTGGTACTTCAATGACCGGATCAGGTGGTATATTAAATAGCAATGGTACATTTGCTTTAGGTAATAATTCTACCAATATTAGCTATAATGGTAGTCAGATGACGCTTAATGGTAATGTGGTTGCTACTGGAAATATTAATACTAATGCTGTTACAACAGCTGCATACGGTTCTTATAATGGATTTCATAGATGGTGGCAGGGCTCTGTAACCGGACCTTTAGTTGACACTTTTGCATCAATTTCATTTTCTGCTAATGCAGGAGATGTAGTATTACTTGAAGCAACCTTTGATCCTAGGGTTAATACACTTTATCCTTATATTTGGGATGAGTATACCTATATCTCTGTTTTAAGAGCTCAACTTCAGTTTAATGGTGTTGTTGTTACAGAGACAAAAAGTTCTAGTATTACGAACTTTAGTGGAATAACCGACACTAGTCCTATTACAGCTTTAGAAGGCTGGGTAACCTCCAAGGTTATTCGGGCAACAGCAACGGTTAGTACAAGTGGCACTCAGACTTTAAGTTTAAATGGTTATTCCTATGGGTTAGCAGGTGGTTTTGGTAATGGTGGTTCCTACGCTTTTCAAAACATTGTTTTAAGTGCATTTATTCGGAGACGCTAATGAAATTTTATGCAAGAATATCTAACAACATTTTACAACAAGGTTATGGACTAGATGAAGATTCCTTTGAAGCAACAAAGCAAAAATATCCAGAAGATACATTTTTAGAGACAGATAGTTTATGTGCACCTGATACCCATTATTTTCAAAATAATGCAGTTGTAAAGAAATCAGAAAAACCATCAACTTCTTGTTTTTGGAATGATACAACTTTTTCTTGGGTAGAAAACTCTCAATTAAAAGAAGTTGAAATTAAACGAAATAGATATATGTTGTTATCAAGTTCTGATTGGACTCAGTTACCTAATAATCCATTGAGTATAGAAAAACAAACAGCTTGGGCAAATTATCGTCAAGAGCTTAGAGATATAACCACACAAACAGGTTATCCTTTTGATGTTATTTGGCCAACTAAACCAAATTAATCAATTTACCAGGGGACGCTAAAGAGAGATCCTAGGCTCCCCTAGGTAATATATTATATATGATATTAATAGATAAAATAAGAACATTAGAAGAAATCGATAAATGTCTAGATATTTCATTAGAATTGTTTAGTCATTATGAATTAGATGAAATCGGAATAGATGAAGTTTACTGTAGGGAAAACCTGATAGCTCTTGCTAAACGTGGTGATTTCTTCAGGATTGTTAAATACAATGATGAACTAGTTGGTTGGATAGCTGCAAAAGCAACTAGACCATATCTGCATTCTAGAGAAAAAGTATTGTATCAATTATATTACCATTGTAGCTTATCTGGATATTCTGCTGTAAAAGCATTAATTCTTGTCCATGAAGCAATGATAGAGGCTGCTAGAGAAAAGGATATTCGTCTAGTAGTTACGTCTAGTGAACTAGATAACCATGAAACATTCAATCGAGTGTTACTAAAACAAGGCTGGATAAAGAGAAACCGAGGTTTAATTTATTCAATTGATTAACCTGAACTCCATCTGAGGATCGAGAAGGGAACAAAAATGGCAAGAAGTAAAATTACGTCTGCATCAAAAGATTTGATATCTGATGATGGTGCAGTACTAGTGTCTGTTATCAAGGGTGAACAGATACATTTAAATTTAACCCTATCTTGGCTAACTAACATTTCTGATTATGAAATCTTTAGTAAAGTCGTAGAAGCGAATAATGATGGATCAGGAGCTATTCCTGATTCAGTAAGACCAGGTGGCGCAGTTGTAACTATTCCTTTATTGGATACTGCTGACACTAATAACCAATTTATTATGGTTATTCCAGAAACATTAATTACTGGCTGGGCAACACAACCAACACCAAACAAACCCGTATACGGTTTTATTGATCTAGAAATTCGTGATACTGGTATTGGTACTCGTAAACAAGTGTGGAAACCTTTTAGGGGTCTAATCGAAGTAAGATATTCTCCAACAGAGGTATAATATGGCTACACAAAATTATGAAGTTACAGTTAACCCTAATGCAATTACATTAGACTTAACAACTCAAAATAATATTTTAACAGTAGAGACGGTTGACTATGTATTGTCTTTGTCTCGTACTGGTGGCCAAGGTGCACAAGGCTATAGTGCATACGAAATTGCTGTTCAAAATGGGTACACAGGTACTGCTCAAGAATTTTCTGACGAGCTAGCCTCAATTGCTGAAAAGTCAGCCTTAGCTGTTGCGTCTGCTGCTGCTGCAGCTACCTCAGCTACTTCCGCTAGTAATAGCGCTGCTGCATCTGCTACAAGCGCAAGTAACTCTTCTATTAGTGCAGGTGCTGCAAGTGCTAGCGCCAATGCTGCTGCTCAGAGTGCAGTCACTGCTGCTGCTCAAGCTAATGCCTCTTCACAAAGTGCAACTAACTCAGCAGCTAGTGCCTTAGAATCAAGTAACTATGCAGATGCCTCAGAAGACAGTGCTATCAATTCTCAATTATCTGCTGCTGATGCTGCGGCTAGTGAGGATGCTGCTGCAAGTTCAGAAGCTAATGCTTTGCTCTATCGTAATGAAGCTCAAGCATCTGCCTCATCTGCTTTAGCAAGCTCCACTAATGCAAACTCTCAAGCATTAGCTGCAAGTCTAAGTGCTGCAAGTGCCGCTACAAGTGCTACTAATGCAGACAACAGTGAAGACAATGCTGCAGCTAGTGCAACATCTGCTCTTAATAGTGCTACAAGTGCTAACACAAGTGCTAACCAAGCTGCTATTTCAGCTACTACAGCTACTACACAGGCTACAAGTGCTACCAATAGTGCTACTGCAGCTGCCGCTAGTCAAGCTGATGCTTTGGTTTCAAAGAACTCAGCGAGCGCTAGTGCATCAACCGCTACAACAAAAGCCTCTGAAGCTTCTAACAGTGCTGCTACTGCTGCAACTAAAGCTACAGAAGCGTCTGCAAGTGCTGCCCAAGCAGTTCTTAGTGCTACCTCTGCTTCTACTTCAGCTAGTACAGCTACATTAAAAGCCGCTGAAGCCGCTCAAAGTGCTGCTGATGCTGCTGCTGCTCAGGCTGCCGCTGAAGCTAGTTTAGCATCCTTTAGAAGTACCTATTTAGGCGAATTAAATGCTGATCCTACCTTAGACGGTAATGGTGATCCAGTAATGATTGGTGCTGAGTATTTTAACAGCGTAGAAAACAAGTTAAAAGTTTATACATCCACTGGCTGGCAGTTCTATGATGCTACTGCACAGACAGCCTCTCAGAATGCTGCATTGAGTGCTTCTCAGGCTGCTTCTAGTGCTGCTACTTCACAGAGCTATGCCACTACAGCAATTAATAAAGCCGCTGAAGCTGCCACTTCTGCTAATGCTGCTGATGCAAGCGCTGATGCTGCGCTGGCCTCTGAAAATGCTGCTGAGAGTTCTGAAATTAATGCTAGTGCATCTGAGAACTATGCTCTTAATTATAAGAATGCCGCTGCAACAAGCGCTGACTTAGCTTCTTCATATGCTTCGGCCTCTGGAGTAAGTGCTACTAATGCTGCTGCATCTGCGACTACAGCAACTACACAAGCAACTAATTCTGCTAATAGTGCAACAGCAAGTGCTACCTCAGCTACTAATTCAGCTAATAGCGCTTTAGCTTCTGCTAATTCAGCAACTAATGCTGCTAACTCAGCTGCTAGTTCCGCTACTTCAGCTGCTAATGCAGGTGTCTCTGAAGCTAACGCAGATACATCCGAGGCAAATGCTCTGGCTAGTGCAAATACAGCAACAACCAAAGCTGCTGAGGCTTCTACAAGCGCCAGTGATGCAGCTGTGAGTGCTACTAATTCTGCGGCAAGCGCTACCTCCTCTGCATTAAGCGAAGGATTGGCTACAACTGCTGCAGCTACTGCAACAACTAAAGCTAGTGAAGCAAGTGTCTCCGCAACAAGCGCTAGTGGATCAGCCACAACAGCAACTACTAAAGCTGCTGAAGCAACCAGTGCCGCAAGTAGTGCAACTACAAGTGCCGCTAATGCTGCTACATCTGAGACTAATGCTGCTAACTCTGCTTCAAGTGCAAATACAAGTTCTGCCTCAGCTAGCACAAGTGCCACTCTTGCAGGTAACTCTGCTAATGCTGCTGCTCTTAGTGAGACGAATGCGGCTACCAGTGCTAGTGCTGCAAGTATTTATGCTGCTAATGCCGCTACCTCTGCTAGCTCTGCTGATACTTCTGAGTCTAACGCAGAAATTTATGCAGACGATGCCTTAGCTAGTTCTATTGCTGCTGCAAATACAGTTACTACAGTTACTGGCTACGCAAACACAGCAAGCATTAAGGCTGATGAGGCAAGCGCCTCTGCTACTGCTGCAGCTAACTCAGCTACTAGTGCCACTGCGTCTGCTAACACTGCAACCACACAGGCTACTAATGCGAGTAACTCAGCAACAGCTGCAAGTACTTCTGCTACTAACGCAAGCGCTTCAGCAACAGCTGCAAGTACTCAAGCTAGTAATGCTGCAGCCTCTGCTTCTTCTGCAAGTACCTCTGCTAGTGCTGCAAATATTTCAGCTATCAATGCAGACACATCTGCTACTAATGCTGCTAGTAGTGCTAATACAGCTAACATCGCTAAAGCTGCCGCTGAGGCTGCCCGTGATCAAGCTCTAGCTGCCTTTGATAATTTTGATGATAAATACTTAGGTGAAAAGGCCTCTAACCCAACATTAGACAACGATGGTAATCCCCTAGTTGTTGGTGCATTGTACTTTAACACTACTCTTCAAGGAATGAGAGTTTATACAGGTACTGCATGGGTTGCAGCTTATATGTCTGGTGATGGTTATTTACTTGCTAGTAATAATCTTTCAGAATTAACTAACGTTGTAACAGCAAGATCTAATCTAGGTCTTGGTACTTCAGCTTTAGCTAATGGATATAACTTAGACGGCTTAACAGATGTAACAATCAGTTCAGCTACTAATGGCCAGATTCTAGAGTATGAATCAGCAACTAATTTATGGAAAAATAAAACAATTAATGCGTTACCTGCACAGGCAACTCATAATGGACAATTCTTAACAACAGACGGAACAAATGCTTCCTGGGCTACTGTAGATGCTTTACCTCCACAAGCTACTCATGCTGATAAGTTCCTGAGAACTGATGGTACAGCGGCTTATTGGGCAACAGTTAATTTGCCTACAAGTGCATACTCACGCACAAGCTTTACGGCCACTGCTGGACAAACTACATTCAATGTAACTTATCCACTAGGCTCTATTCAAGTTTATGTTAACGGTGTACTGTTAAGAACTTCGGATTATACAGCAACTAATGAAACATCATTTACACTAAATGTACCTGCTAGTGCAGGAGCGGCAGTTGATGCCTTTGTGTATAATGTTTATGGTATTGGTCAAGTACTTGCTCAGAATATTATTGGTACAGTTGCTATTGGCTCTGGTGGTACAGGTGCTACTACAGCTGCTGGTGCAAGAACTAATCTTGGATTAGGTACTGCGGCTACTACTGATAGTACAGCCTATGCTACTGCTGCTCAGGGTGCTAAGGCAGATACTGCCCTACAACCAGCAACTATTGGTGTATCTGTACAAGGATACAATGCTAATACGGTTATCGATTCTGCTTATGTGCATACTGACAATAACTACACTACGACTGAAAAGTCTAAGTTAGCAGGTATTGCTGCAGGTGCTGAAGTAAACGTTAATGCTGACTGGAATGCTACAACAGGTGATGCGGCTATTCTTAATAAGCCCACACTAGGTACTGCCTCTGCTCAAAATGTAGGTTACTTTGCTACTGCTGCTCAAGGCACTTTAGCTGATAATGCAGTAAGCGCTATTACATCTAGCGATGGTAGTGTTATTATTAGCCCTACAGGTACAATTAGGGATTTAAGCGTAGGTACAGCCGCAAGTACAGGAAATTTAATTAGCCAAGTTCGTAATGAAACTGGTGGAGTACTAACTAAAGGTACTGTAGTGTACATTAGTGGTGCTGCAGGAAATAAAGCAGTAGTCTCTAAGGCTATCGCTACGGGTGACTCTACCTCTGCGCAGACTTATGGTATGGTTCAGGCAGACATTCCAAATAATCAAAATGGTTATGTCGTTGTTGTAGGTTCAGTTTCTGGATTAAATACAATTGCATACCCTGATGGAACTCAGTTATATTTAAGTGGTACTACTGCAGGTGGTTATACAAACACTAAACCTTATGCACCAATTCATTTGGTATATGTTGGTGTTGTAACATACAGCCATGCTAATCAGGGTACTATTCAGGTTAAGATCCAAAACGGTTACGAGATGGATGAGATCCATGATGTATCTGCGCAGAATCCTACAAACGGTGATACACTAGTTTATGTAAGCTCAACAGACTTATGGACTAAGACCCCTCAATCAAGCTTATCAGTGGCTAGTGCTGCAGCTGTTCCATTCAGTGGTGTCACAGGTAAACCTACAACATTGTCTGGCTATGGTATTACTGATGCCTATAGCTCTAGCAATCCTTCTGGTTATATCTCTGGAATTACTTTTGGCAATGTAACAACAGCATTAGGTTATACACCTTATAATGCTACTAATCCAAGTGGGTATATTACTAGCTCTGCATTGAGTCCTTATTTGCCTTTGGCTGGTGGTAATTTAACAGGACGCATTTCTTGGGGCACTAGCCTTCCAAATGCAAAGAAAATCATTGGGATTTACGAAACCGGCAATTTATGGACTGGTATTGGTATGGCCAGTACTACTGCATCTCCTATCATTGCAGGTGATGGTAATGTATCTACGTTGCTTGATATTGGTTATTACAGCCTAGACGGAGCGTATAATTGGACTTCTAGTGCTCAAATTAATAAAACAAGCATTACATTTGGGGGTAATACAGTACTTCATGCAGGTAACTATAATTCATACTCTTTGCCTTTAACTGGCGGAACAGTCTCTGGACTTGTCCGTATTAATAATCAGTTGCGAGTCGGGCAAAATACTAACGGCACAGCGTATATTGATGCATATGATGGTTATGCGTGGTTTGGGCGTGATAGCAATTCTACTGGTATTCGTATTGATGCTTCCGGTAATGTTAATATAACGGGCGCTCTTACTCAAGGGGGTAATCAAGTTCTCCATGCAGGTAACTATACAAGTTATTCACCATCCTTAACAGGATCTGGAGCGTCTGGAACTTGGGGTATCAATATTAGTGGTAGCGCAGTATTATTAACAAGTACGCAAGGAAACTGGAACAGCACTGGTGTTATTAACAATGTTGTTGGTATGCTTGGGTGGAAAAACTACAGCAACAGCCACGTTATTTTTGATGCGTCAGCTAGCACAACACCAAGCGGAGGTGCTTGTAACAACACTAATCCACAAAATAATTGGACTGGAACATACCCAACACTAATGGGTTGGAACGGTTCAAATACTTATGGTGTTAGGGTAGATTCTGCAAGGGTCGCTGATAGTGCTGGTTCAGCAGGATCAGTAGATTTTGCAAACTTGACAAACAAAGGAAGCGGTACAGGTACTTATACAACTAGTGGAGATTACCGAGCACCAATCTTTTATGATAGTCCCGACACTAGCTTTTATGTAAATCCTAGCGATATTAGCAGATTTTCGAAATTAGCTATAGGTAGCGTTGATTATTCTTCGGGCATGCAAGTGGGTTCTTTAGCATTAGGAAATGTTGGCACTAACTACCATTATACAAGTGGTTGGTCAGGCAGTATGAATGGTGGTATACTTGCAAACTGTGCTGATAATTGGGAATTTGTTGTACATGACTCTGCGCACAGGCTTGCATCTCCCTTTGTATTTTGGGGTGGAGGAAGTAACTATATAGAAATGGGTCGTGACTTAGGTTGGGGAACAACTCCAATTTTTGCTACTGCCTCTTTCCGTGCACCAATCTTTTATGATAGTAATGACACAGCATTTTATGTAGACCCTAATAGTAATTCGTATTTAAACACATTAAATGCTGCGTTTACTAATTTTAGAGCGCATATAGATGTGTATGGACCAATTTATAGCTATAAAAACGATTCAGGTTATATTCTTCAGTCTTTCAATCAGTCTGCTGGAAATCCTGCACAGTTTAATATTCGACACAGTCTTGGTGACACTATAATTGAAAATGCTCGAGGGGTAATTTATGAAAATTCAACTTTTTCCCAAGCAAATAATAGTTACCGTGCACCAATCTTTTACGACAGTAACAACACTGCGTTTTATGTAGACCCTGCAAGCGGTTCAAACATTGGTTCTTGGACTTCTAACTCAGTTACAAACATTCAAACTGGATCGGCTGCGGCTGTATGGCAGCAAATAACAAACACTGACGCTAGTGGTACTTACGCATACCTTCAGTTGAGTGCTTCTGGTGCAGGAAACGGGTATTTGATCAAAAACAGAACTACTGGAAATAGCGTTAGCAATCAAAGTTTGTATCTTTGGAATGATCCTGGACCAATTGAGTTTGTACCAGCTGGCACTGCTTCGCTAAGAACTACTATAAGCACTGGCGGCAGTATGACTGTTGCTACGGATGTTCGTACACCAATCTTTTACGATAGTGGTAACACATCTGGTTACGCTGATCTTGGTAATGGTACTGTTCGTGCTTATGCGGCTTCTGGAGGCCAAGGCGGTTTTACTGTTGCAGATACCGGTGGTTTTCTTACTTATAGAATTACAACAAATAATAGTGGAAACGGTTGGAGTTGGCGTTTTACTACAAATGAAGCAGTAGCAACTAGCTTTGAAACCTTTTTCTCTGTTGGTTACGATTCTGGGATTGCACAAGTAAGTGGTACTAACCCATCCTTTAGAGCACCAATATTTTATGACAGTAATGACACGAATTATTACCTAGATCCGTCTAGTAGTGGAGTATCCCTAAGAATTGGTGGTGCTATTCAAAGCAACCACACTGCTTGGACTGGTGAAATGAACAAAATTCAGTGGCACGGAAGTTCATTGTATTTCCAAAATATGAATGATGGTATTTTCATTTTTAGAAATTCAAATGGTGCTGAACCTTATACTTTATATGCTAATGGTAATGGCACTGCCAGTGGGTCGTGGAGATCACCAATCTTTTACGACAGTAACAATACAAACTATTACGTTGATCCCGAAGGCATATCATCATTGTATGGTCTTGCTATTCGAGGAGATCAAAGCCCTACCGACACTTCAAATCAAATTTTCTTTTGGAGTGCTGGTAATACTACAACTTCTGCAATTGGTTTTAAAAATAATGGTGGTAATTTCCCAAATCCAACAGGTCAGGGAGATGGCTATAACACCTACTTAACAATGGACAGCGTTGGTCGTGGCTGGGTGTTCCGTAGGGGTGTTGGTGGTAGTGATTTTAGTTCAGCTTATACTTCAGGTTGGATTTTAAATAATGGCATTTGGCAGTCTAATGGTGATATGCGAGCGCCAATATTTTACGATGCTAACGATACTGCTTATTACACAGACCAATCTGGTGGTAGCTCACACAGATACCAAGTATTAAGAGGTGCCTGGAATGCATCACCGTTTGGTGCTGAACAATTTACAATTAGAACAAATTACCCCTCTTATTGCTTAAGAAATACGGATACCGGCTCTTACTGGTTAGTACACCATGCTGCGGATCAAACAATTAACTGGTATGGTGGTGCAGGTGGTGTTGATGGTAATAACTGGACCAGAAACTTATATCTAGATATGTCTGGTAATCTAACCGCAAGAAATAATATTACTGCGTATTCTGATGTTAGATTAAAGACAAATATCAGGGAAATCAATAATCCCTTAGAGAAAGTTAAAAAGTTAAGGGGCGTTTATTTCGATTGGAAAGAAACAGGTATTCCTTCAGTTGGTATGATAGCACAAGAGGTTGAATTAGTTTTTCCTGAATTAGTTTTAACTTCAAATTCATCTAAACCAGGGGAACAAACTTCTAAGGAAACAAAATCTTTAGACTACTCAAAAATTGTTTCAGTCCTTGTTGAAGCTATTAAAGAGCAAGATACTGAAGTTACAACATTACGTTCACAACTACAACAACAACAATCAGAACTAGATGAATTAAAATCACTAGTCAAATCCTTGTTAGCAAACCGCTAACTTTTACTATAGCCAATTTTAGGAGAAAATTATGGCCGTTACATACACATGGAAAGTTACTTCCTTAAAGACAAAAACCGAAGGTGCTCATCAGAGCGCTGTTGTTCAAACTTATTGGACCAAGACTGGTGTAGATGAGGATGGACACGAGGGTACTTTCTCGGGAGCAACCCCATTTACTTCAACAACCATGCCTGAAGGTTCAACCTTTATTCCATTCTCAGAACTGACTGAAGAGATCATTTTGAACTGGATTAAAGCCGTAGTTGTTGGCGGTTACGAAGAGCACGTAAATGCTCAAATTCAAAAGCAGATTGATGAGAAGCACAATCCAATCACCGAGGCTCAGATGCCTTGGGCTCCTGCTCCAGAGACACCTGCTCCAACACCCGCATAAGGTTAACAACAAAACCAAAAGAGGTACTTAATGAGTATACCACGTAATTTATCTAAATTAGCAGAGGGCACAGAT